TTCTGAACTGTGCTCTTGTAAATTCGTCGTTAAATTCGAAGAGTTGCGCTTTAGCTGCTGTGCTAACCGCTTTCTCTAATGCAATAAAGAGTCTACGTACATTTATTCTGTCGAATGCTGAAGGTCTACTTAATAAAGTTTTGTCACCAAATAGTAAAGTACCTTGACCAGGTAATGATACTATAGGATTGACTCTTGCTTTATAAAGAGTATCTCTGTCTGCTTTCTTAGGATTAAATGCTAATTTAGTTACTCCAAGAAGTTGACCTCTATTTACGCCGGCCGGAGAGAACCATGCATCTGCCACATTGTCTGTGTTAGCGCATAATCCTGCGTGATGTCCTGCAGCACCAATCCATCTGTATACATCGTTATATTTGTCGTATACATATAGTGCTGTAGAATCAACTGAAGCGTAAGATGTAGATGTTAAACCATCAGCAAATGCTTTCACATCAGCTGCAGGAGTTGAACTACCTACTGTGTCTTCTAATGGTGGAGATACAAAAGCCATACAATCTTTTCTTGCGTTAACAATAGATATTAAATCTTCTGCTATTGTCTCTGCGCCATTGACGTCAGGAGTAGCAAATAATAGATTTACATCTACAGTGTCTGCATCTTCTAAAAGATCATATCCTAATGCGATCTCTCCAGTTGTTGGAGCATTATCGTCCGATCCACCCGCAAGTGAATGTTCGATAGCTGCTGTATTGGTTGTCATTGATCCGGATTGAGAAGCTATTGTTTCTCCAGCATCAGATAAACTTGTATCATGATCAGCCCACCAAATATACTCGGATTGTGAATTAATCACATCCTTATAAAAGTTTGATGTACCATCAGAATTTTTAGCATCTGAACCTTGCGATACAAATGCGAATGTTTCTAATACTGTTCCTGGTGTACCAGATATAGCTCCATCTTCATCAACAACTGCTACGTGTAATTCGTCCTTTGCAGTTGTTTTACCTAGATCTATCGCAAATTGTGATGTCCCTGGTGCGGCATCAAAGTTAGCAGAGTATGTCCAATTTGAAAAATTAGATATCCCTTCTGTTATCATTGATACTTTTAAGCTATTACCCAACACGCCTGGATATTTAGCTACCCAGTTACCCTTACTTAGACTACCGTCAGCGTAATTATTATCATAGTCATCTTCATTCTTTATCAGCTGTCCTGAACCATCTGCAGTCGCGTTGTCGTGACCGGATGCTACTCGAACTACTTTTAGTGCGTTTCCATACTTTAAGAATGACGCTGCTACTAAAAAGTATTTTGCTGTATTGTCGTCTGGTGAGCCAAATGTCTCAACAAGTTCATTTTCAGAACCTACTGTTATCACTTCTCCCACTGGACCCCAGTTGAACGAGCCTGCAAATCCACCAATGCTGTTGATACTGCTGGGACTACATTCGTAGCGTCGATCTCATTGACCTGAACGCCTGGTGATACTTGAAATGCCATCGCTTTGTCCTCTATGTTTGAGTTAGTTAATATGTTTCATAATACGAATATTCAATAGTATTATTTATAATAAAGTAATCTTCATTAGATGTTGCGTCCTGTCCATTCAGATTCAAACCATATATTACCATCATCACCTTTTACACCTTGTTCTTTATTATCATAATTAATACTTTCTACATAACCGAATGGTAACATATCATCTTGAATTGCTTTTAATCTTTCTCTATATAACATATCTTTCATATCAATATTTGTTAGAGCTTCAAATACATCTGTAGAAGTAAACCAAGCAAACAATACTAAGTTCATCATTAAATCATCATGATTTGGAGCAATAGCCATAAAGCTATTTCCTCTACTTACAAAAGTACTCATCTCTAAAATTGTTTGTGCATCATTAATTTTTAATTTTTTCTGTTCAATTAAATCTTTTATGGCTGAACAACCAATCCTTTTTACTCTTTTAGTCATATTAACACCAAGAGCATCTGCCTTTACGCTTGATTCAACAAACATATTTTCGTATTCTAAATCGTAATATAATCCATTACAAACAACTGAACCTTGGTCATTACTTTCTACAATGGTATAAGCCATATTATAAAAATTAGCATATTTGTATATAATATCTGGCAATAACATTGGAGATATATTATTATCTCTAAAAATTGCAACTTGTTCAAATTGTTTTGATGATACATCTATTATTGTAAATGTGCTATAATCTTGTTGTCTTCCTTTTGCAACATCTACTGTCATGACATATTCATGATCTTCTATTGGTTGCTTATATATAAAAACATTCTCCTTAATAAACTCAGGTTCTATACTTACTTGAGCCAGTAAATAATTAGCATCTATTAATGTGTTGCCTCTTCCATGGAACGTATTACCAAATTCTTGTTCAAACTGCAACTCAGATGTATTATTAACTGTTTCTTCTTTCCATTTTTCATCTCTACCTGGTACATCCCACCAATCTACTCTAAATGGTTTAAATTCATTTGTATTTTGTACAGCACCTTCCCATAACTTATGGTATACATTACCTATACCGTTAGCTGTTGATGTAATAATAATTTGAGCATCTTTACCAGCTGATACAACAGGATAAGTTGAAGTATAAAATTGAGCATCATTTTCAACAAATGCAAACTCATCTAAGAATAATAAGTTAATTGAAAGACCACGAATAGAACTACCAGTTGTAGCTGATGCTATTATTCTAGAATTATTACTAAACTCAACTGATCCTTTATTTAATGCTTTGCAGCCTGGTTGTAAAAAGAACGGCAAATTTTCTAAAGCTAATGTTATACGTGCTAACATTTCTCTTGCAACAGCACCTTTGTTAGCTAATATAGCTATTGTTTTTTCTGGATGAAAACATGCATACCATAAGAGATATACAACTGATGATATTGACTTACCGCTTTGTCTACATGCTAATACAATACTAAAACGATTTTCATGAAAATGCTGAAACATTTTTTCTTGATATGGATATAAATCAAAATCAACTAATCCTTCATCTAAAGAAATAATTTTTATATAAGTGCGGGCAAAGTATGCAGGATCTTGCATACATTTTTGATATTCTAGGACTTCTTCTTTACTAAATTCAGTTTGGACGCCATCTCTCTTGACGTTTGGATTACCTAGATAACCGAATTCATTATTTTTTAACGTCGCCATCTACTATTACATTATCTTTTTTTAATAATAATCTTTGTAAATCAGTTGTACTTCCTACAAACATATTATTATTTGTCACTTGTTTAGCTTCTTCCCTTTCGTCTTTAGTTAAGTCTTGCTTACTTTTTTGAAGGTCCATTAAGTTTTTAGTTACATCACCAAGATTTTTAATTGTTTGAGATAATACCTCAAACGCTCTTGGGTGTTCTGATTCTCTTGCTAACTCAGCAAGCACATCCATAGATCTTGTACCTGTGTATATAAGATCTTTATATGTTTTACGAGAAAATTCATAATCATCTTTTATATCTTTATCAAGTTTTAGTGGTCTATCTTTTTTAACTACTGGCAAATTCTTTTCTAATTTTGCTACTATTTTTTCTTTTTTATCCATTATTCGGTACCATCTTGTGTTATGGTTTCTGTTATTGTAAAGCTATCTGCAGTATCTGTAGCTCCAACAGTAAAGTCCATTTCCTCAAACAATTGTGTTGTTAAATCTTTATCATGAAAATCAATATTAACTTCGCGTATAATAGCGCTATCTCCTGTAGGTCCAAAGAACTTCATTTTCATTGTAAAGTCTAATTGATAAATTAATACACGCCTTTCAGTAAAGTCTCCTTCATACTGATCTTCTATTTGAACACCACCTAATATAACTGAAACATCTTGCTTATAATTAAATCCAGATACAGGAGTAATTGTTACGCTATACTCTGGCTGAAAATAAGGAAGAATTTGTTCGACTATTTGTAGTCCATCATCTTGATTTTTTACCATAATATATAATGACATTCCAATATCATATGAAGTATAATGTTTAATTGTTTTCTTTTTAGTTACATCTGAAGCATGCGTTTCTGATATTACATTTCTTTTAGGCATTTTTTGACTTGTATCTAAAGTTAAACCCGTAATTTCAAATCCCATTCTTGGTAATTTAATTGCCATAGTAGCGTCTCTACCAGTTTCCTGATCTAAACGAGATAAGAATTTTGCTTTAGGTCCATAAGCTAATGGAACTCTTACTTGATTTAATACACTTCCATCTGCAGCTTTTCTTGCTACTTTTAAATTATTAAATAGCGTACCAAAAACAGCAACTGATTTTCTCATTGTTGCGTGATAAAAATGATCTCCAAACATTAGTATGTCTCCGATGGATCACCAAATGGATTTGATTCTGAAAAATCAATAAATCCATCAGCATCTAATTCAAAATCAATATTTTGAGCAGCCTCATCTGTAGCCCAAGTTACTCCTGTAGTATCTGTAATGTCACTACGTATAACTGATATTGTTCCAGTATAACCTGTTGTTCTTCCAGTTAATGTTCCATCTTTTACAAATTCTTTTGCATCTGAGGATCCTGATGTGCCTATATTACTTACCCATATTTTACTAAGAACATTTGAAGCTTTAGTTCTTTGTTGTACTTCACCAAATACTTTTACAGGAGATACAACTGCAGATGTAAGTACTGCTGTTCCGCCCATACCACTATGGTTTGAACAATAGTAATATAATGTTGTAGGTGTTGATGAACTTACTACAATAACTACTTTTGCTCCAGCTTGTCCAGGAGTACCAGTGACTGTAACTCCAGTTGTATATTCAGCGCCACTTGCGTGTGAACCATTAGCAGTAGTACTAAATTTAAAGTTATGAGTAGCATTACTTGCATCTGATAAATCAAATGTTACAGTTGAACCTATTGATAATGTTTTATTTGGATGTATATCATTATCTAAATAAAATTTACTATTTGCAACAGTTACGGCATAAGTTTTAGCTGCAATATCTTGACTGATTGTTTGTTCTACTATTTCACCAACACTAAAATGATTACCGCCACTAATAGCAATTTCCATAGGTATTTGATAAGCAACTTCTGCAGTTGAATCATCTATCGATGTAATACCAGTTTCAAAATCTTCATCATTATATTCAAATAATGAACATGTCATCTTGTATACTGGTAAATTTGATAGTTGATAAAACGGTTGATCGTCTTCTACAAATGAAATTTCAAAGAAACTATTTGTCATAGGCAAGAAGATTAAATCTCCTTCCTGTGGTCTTGGATCTACTTGGTTGTCATCAAATACTCCTACACGAGTATCCCATCGTCTGCGTGATACTATAAATGTAGCTTCGTCTCTTATTTCTAAACCAAATTTAGAATATAAATCTCCAGATCCTTCAAACCCTTCATTATTTTCAATATACATTTCAAGTAAATAAGCATCATCAAAACTAGATGCTGGATCTTCGTTTAAAACATTATCACGATTTACAAGAGTGCGTGGAATATAATAGACGTCTTGTCCATATATTCCCAATGATTCTATTATCAGGTCTTCGTAAAGATTCTGTTCAGATTTTACGGCCTGAGAAAAATATACATTTCTCGGCATTTTTTATCCTGTCATGAAGTCGACTGGCTGTTCCCAATTAAGTCTAGCCTCTTCTTCTAATTTTTCTATTTCTTCATTTGCGTCGTCAAATATTTGACGTCCATTAAATGTTACGCCACCTGGCATTACCATACCTTCAAATTTAATTAGATTAGTTCCCCACTGTCTTTTAATCAATGCTGTCGCATATCTCTTTAAGAAGTAATCGTTATAAACATCGGTGTAAGTATTTGGATCGATAATTCTATAACATTCTACTACTAAATAATCATCAACATCTACTTCTTCATCCCAATCCATAAAAACATCTAATTGATTTTTATGTTTATCAAAGTTTATATGTTTTTGATCAGAATCTATAACTAAATCTAAGAGCGATAAGAATTGTTGTGACATCACATATTCAGTTAAATTACCCATAAAACCAACTGAGTATATATCATTTAAATGTATTTGATATCTTATATCAAACATATCACTTGAAGATACAGAATCTCTAATTGGCATAACTCTTACAACATCTGTAATTAAGTCATTGATTGGTATATAACGATTCTCTATATCGCCTTTTGATATTCCATTAGAAGCTATTGTTCCTGTAGCACTAGTTGTTCCACCAGTAATTACATCTCCAACAGCAAAAGCAGTATTAGAATCTACTAATGCATTATATGTTATTTTAGTTCCAGTGGCTGTTTTAACTACTGCTTTAGCACCTGAAGTACCTCCAGTAATAGTTTCACCTACACTAAAATTTCCTGCAACTGCAGCAGTGAGTGTTAAAGATGAATTAGTGACTTTATGTTTTAGATAAAATTTTTCTATAGAATCTGCATGATAATGCTGATAAAATTGTAGAGCTTCATCTACTCTATCATCGATTTGATCGTCATCAACATTGATTTCTATTACAGGTGCGCCTAATGATCTTAAGCAATAATCTATAAAAGTTTGTTTACTATTTGGAGCTGCCATAATTAATTCCTATTATAGTTCTATTTATAATAGTTTACACTTCAATTTAAGGATTTTCTAATGTTTCTATTCTAGTTTTTAAAGATTCTATTTCTGTCATAGCTTCTTGTAGTGCCTTAATAGCCATAATGTACATTTGCTGTTCTTTAACACCCTTACGAATTACAGCATCTTGAGCAGCAGTTTTTGTATCACCAACTGAAACACCTTCTGGAAGATCATCTTCTTCTGTCCACAGCACTTCATCTTTTGCTTGTACTCTAGTGTGTTCGGTAATTAACTCAGGATTAGTTGTTTCAATTTCCTGTGCTATAACTCCTAATCTTTTATCGTCTGAATTTTCATCTTCATTGTAGTGAAATTTTTTCAGTTC